AGGGAGTAGACCTTACCGTGTGCGGAAGGTTGAGACTCCTTAGGCTTCACGGCTCCGCGCTTGGCGGCCTTGGTCTTCCATTCACTGAAGGTATCCGGGCGCATGACGGAAGGGTGCAGCGTTGAAGCGTCTGCCTCTGCGCCTGAGAACTGATGCTCGGGGGCGACTGCCTTCTTCTTAAAGGGGTTTCGCTCAGAGGCCCAGAACCAGAACGGCGAAGAGATCCCGGTACCTTCCTTGGTCTTCTTCTTTTCCAAACTTACCCCCAGAGCTTGCGTTTATCGGCTTGATTCTTGGGGACGAACTTCACGAGCAGATCACACTTGCCAGCGCCTTGAGGTATTACCTGGGGCTTATATTCCAGCTCTCTGAGAGGAATGCCTTGAGCCTTAGCGATTCGCTCAACCTCGTGCAGCGACTTGCAGCGATAACCCTCGATTTCGTAGATATGCCGCTGAACGTGGCGGTCTAGGTTCCTAGAACCCGCCTCGGCCTCAGCGAACATATCATCGTCCCTACCTGTATATTTTTCGGTGTTCTTTGCGAATTGGTCAAACGTCGGCAGCCCATAGGCTTCCGGGTTTGCGATCAGCTCGTCAAAGGTCGCTGCTCCGATGTCCTTAGCCATTCTTCGTGTCCTGCTTAATGTCCGAGCGTTCTTGTCCGGGGATAGCGTTTGAGGGTTTCGGTACGCCAGCGGGAGAGGTCAGGGGAGCCATGCCAGCCATGGGCGCGAGGTCTTCAGCCATGTCCTGCTGCTCGAGATCGTACTCGTAATCGGTGATGTTCAGTTCCTTAGCCGCGATGGTAGCCGCACGCTTCTGAGAGATCCAGCCCTGCTGCTCAGCCATGACCAGATCCCTAAGCTTCTGGCTTCGGTCTTGGGTGATGATCTCGGGGAAGGTGACCTCCACCGGCACGTTACCCAAGCCAGCCCACTCCATCGCGTAGTCCCAAAGATCCTGAATGACGCGCTCGTATACTTGCTGGCGCATTTCAAACCGCTTGGCCACGGGCTCAGTTGCCACGATGGCAGACGCTCTAGTCTGGCCGCCCGAAAGATGCGTGCCAAAGTAAGAGATCGGAATCCCTAGGCCCGAGGCGACCATCGACATGCACCACTCGAAGGTCGGGCTCGAGCCGCCCTTGGCTCCACCTTCCACGCCCATGTAAGAACGCTTAATCTTTGAGGTGTGCACAAACTCAGAGCCAGCAGGAGCGATCGTGCCTTGCGACTGCTGATCCGAAATGTAGGCGTCTAGGTCCGCCTGGCTGCCCTCAATGGTTGTATCGATGCAATAGGCGGCCTGCTTCTGTAGAGCGATGAGGCTGTAGTTCACCGAGTCCCTAAGCCTTTTCAAGAAGCCCAAGACTGGAAAGAGATCCGAGCGCCCACGCTTCTCGCCGGTCACCTCATTGACCTTGTAGTGCATCATCTGATCGGCAGGGATCGTCTGGAAAATAAATTTAGAGCTGGGCACCTGATGATTAGGGTCCATGCCCGTGTAAATCTGATAGGCGGTCGGTGCCACCCAGACATAGTAAAGGGGCTCGCTAGGATCTTCCGGCCAAGTCACGATCTCCCAAATCACGCTTGGGTCAATTAAGCGCACGCGGGGAATCAAGCCTTTGCGAATCGGCTGAGTAGGCAGTTGCCTTTGAACGATTGAGGTCTCGTCATTCGGCAGCTTCCAGATCATGGATTCGCCGTAAACCGAAAGCTCTTTGGCGAAGCGACGCATCATTTCAGGCAGTTTGTTTGCCTTCTCAAAGGCACGCCAGACGATCATCGCCTGATCGTTCTCAGAGTCTACCCGGTAACCGCGACCGAGCGTGAAATCGACGATGATGTTTACGGCCTGGTGAGCGATGGGGTCATGGTTCAGAGCCCAGAACGCCGCATTGGCCTGACGGATGTAGTCGTAGAAATAAAGGTTCTTGTAAAAGTTACCGCCTAGGAGAGGAACAAAATCATCCCCAATCTGCATGGGGGCCGAGCCCGCATCCACGTCCATCGCAAAGGCGTCGATTGCTTCTCTCAGGTTCGCGCCTTCTTTGAAATGCTTAGATCCAGTCTTGAACGCTTCTAAGAATCCTTTGCGGTCGAGCTTCTTGATCTCAGTCTCGCCGGTCTTCCGGTTCACACAGAACACTCGGGCGTCTACGTCAGCCGCTCCGCTCTCAATGGCGCGAACCAGTTCGGCGATGGATTCAATCTTTCCCGGCTCTTCTTTAGGGCCCCAAGCTTCAAACTCAGGATCAAGCTTTGCTTTTAAAATGCCGCCATGGATAGGTTTCATATTGTCGTCAGCCATTCGTCAAACTCCGGGAGGTTGCTAGGAGGCGGCTCGATGCCTTCCTCGTCAATCACTGGCGCAAGGCGGCAGCGGCAGTTAAAATGCGCTGGGGGCGCAAAGGCTTGGCATTCATCGTCGCTGTGCTCATTCTGTAGCGCATCTGCGATTTCTTCAACTAAGAGACCGTCCCGCCATTCACAGCACTCGTCAGTCTTTTCGTCAATGACCGCGATCCAAACAAACGAGGTGATTCCGTTCCTTCTCGCAGCCTCGTTCGTTCCTTGCGTCACTTGACGCACCAGCTCATGGGCTTGATCCTGCTCATACTCCCAGGCGTAGCGAACCGGCTTACCTTCGATCGTCTTCAGCCCTAGCACTTCCTCAGGCCCACGATACGCGACGATGTATTCACTGGTGATAGAATCGACCAGGTCGGCCCACTCGTCATCTGAGAAGAAGCCTTGAGTCATGTGGACTGCGCCCTTGTCGCCAAACTCAAACGGCTGAAGCCCTAGCCGAGAAGGGTCTCCCTCATAGCCAGCCTCTTTGATCGACTTGAGAACCTTGGGCGGACGCAAAGCGGGGTAACGCTTGGGCAGAGCCATCGCAAGCCTTCGCTTCAGCCCTTCGAGATCGTCTTCAATCCAGACGGCTGCCTCAAAGGAGTCCATCAGGTTGCGGTGAATCTTCTGGAGAGAAGCCCTAGCACGCCCCCAAAGCGGTTCTCCTCGGGAGTTCTGGCTCGGGTACTCGGCTTTGAAATCAGCCTTCATGGGCTTGGCCTGGGCCCTTCCCATCGCTTCCGCCTCGCCTACTGCCGCAAGCAGAAACGCCTGGGCCATCATGCGTGACTGGATGTTCGCTAGCTTGTGCGCCAGGTCCGTGAAGATATCACTCGTCATGGCGTCCATCGAGCGAAGGGCGGGCGTCACGTTGCTCGAGCCCACGATGCTCGGGAACTGGCTCAGCATCATGCCGACGACCTGTGAAAGCGCCCCACGGAGTAGGTCGTTTTGCTCGTTCATGGCCCGGTTAAACAGCGCCTCGATTGCGCGATCCCGCTCTTGGATGAAGCGCCGATAGGCTGGCACTTCGTTCAGTGGCTTAGTCTTCTTCATCTGCCACGAAAGATAGCAGCACCAAAACACAAAGGCTAGTGAGCAGGATGTGCCAGGCTAGTTGTTCTTCGATCATAGGCGGGGGGTGAGGGAATCGAACCCTGCGTCCTCCACGGTCGGCGTCCCGACTGTTCGTGCCGCTCTACCCACTGAGCTAACCCCCCACCTTCACAGGATGCGTCAACGCTTAAGAACGTGCAAACGCCCGGGCGATGGCTGCCAGAGTCGGTGCAGGACTGAGAGAGCGTAGCCGATTCCGTCCGAAGCGTGGGTCAGCTCAGGGTTTGTGGTCTGATCAAGCGTGAAGCTCGCGCCCTGCTTCCAGGAAACGCGCTGTAGGTCTCGCTTGAGCATCGGGCAGGTTCGAGGGTTCAGCGTCATATGGCGCAGCCCGTCCGCAGTCTTGAGCCTTGCGTTGACCATGTTGACCCGGTCCTTGACGAGCGGGTTTGACTCAGGAGTACGGTTCTCCCAAGCAATGCCCGCGCCAGTTAGCATCTCTTCAAGGATCGCATAGTCAGACCGACCCGCAGCCGCACGCTGACCAGCTTTGCCCGTTGCGTCACCTATCAGGATCACTTGGGGGTTCGTCTTCACTTGCGGGAGCGCCCTGAGCCTTTGGATCAGCTCTAGGCTTGCCTCTTGGGTGTGGCTCTTCTTGAGCCAGATCTCATCAAACCAGTGCACACGCTCGCCCCCCTGCTGGCCCAGCGTCCAGGCCATCGGCGAGAGGTTGAAGTCGAGCGCCACGATGATCGGTGCATAGGGCTGGATGACACCACCACTCGATGCAAATGGGTGAATTTCTGAGAGATTTTCTTCCCCAAAATTGACGTAGGCTGAACCCGAGTGGAGGTCTCGAAACTCGGCTAGGATCTCCTGGGCAAACTCGGCCTCGCTCATCTCCTTTCGAGCGGCCTCTAGTTCCTGCTCAGTGAAGAGCGGGTTACAAGTCGATGGGGCTTGCATGAGAAACCAATCAGGCTCAAGCCTAGCCCGCTCAGCAAGGTCATAGAAGGAATCATATCCTGAGGGCGTGGAGACGAACGCCGCCCACCCCTTCGTGGTCGTGAGCATGGGGCGAATCACCTGAGGCCATAGTTCGGGATGCTGGTCTCTCACTTCATCGATGACAGCTCCGTGAAGAGTCTCGCCCCGTAGGTTGTCGAAGTTTTCCCCGGATCGAAAAGAGATCTCAGAGCCATTCACCAGCTTAACCCGAAGCTCGGTCTGGTTCTTCTTAATCATGACTTCAGGACAGGCCCACAACATTCCGACCAGCCTTCGGTATTGAATGCGAGCCTGCGGGTAAGTCGGGGAGAGATACCAATACTTTGTATTAGGTTCCTCCCACGCCCGTTTGACTAGCTCGTTTAGGCACATCGTGGACTTACCGGCTTGGCGACCAAGCGAAGCCACACGATAGCGTGCCTTTGAGTTATGAAATTCTAGTTGCTTTGAGTGAGGCTCGTAAAGCTCAAGCGTCGCCGTCGCGGCCCGGACTTGCTGGCTCATTCGTGCCGCCCCACTTCGCTTTGTAGACCGTCTCGGTGACTTCAGCCTTCACTTCTGTCTTCGTTTCAATCTTCTCAGTCTGGCCTAGCATCTGTTTCCCAAGCCAAATGAGGATTGCAGTATTCCCCTTCTTCGCCGCCTCGAGCTGCCAGATCCTTAGTTGAGTTTTAAGATTTTCCCGGCTTTTGACAAGAAGGTCCGCATAACGTCGCGTTAAGGTATCAACAGAGCATCCCGCTTGCGTTGCGATAGACTCATTTGAGCACCCTACCTTTGCCAACTTTTCGACCAAATTTTCGTCTATTGGTTTTTTTGGTCTAGCCATTTTTTGCCTTTTTTTAAATTTTCCTTTGCCCACATTGGCCGAAGGTTTTCTAACGCAAATGCCTCTTTAATTTGCTTTGAACTAAACGATGACCGTGGTCGGATGTGGTCAATGTGCCATTCCGATCTTTTTTCCCACGACATTCCCTCAAGAAACTGAGATTCTAAGTGGTTTGCCAAGGCGTCTATCGAATAGCCCAAAAAAGATTCAAGAGGACCAAGCTCTCTCGCAATCATCTCTGCAATTTGTATTTTGATGCTTTGCGCCAGGTTCGATTTTACAGTTTGCCGTTTTTTCCTTCTCCGCTGCGCCTTTTTTAAAAAATCAAATTCAGAATGGAAGGCTTTTGCGTAAGAAAGTGCCAGAGTTTGCCTTGGAACCTTTTGCCTTAAAACCGCTTCAATCTCTTCTGGAAACAAGCCTAGCGCGGCGAGGTCTTGCACTAGTTTGGGGTCGATCTTGAGTTTAGGGCGAGCCATTACTGCACCTTGATCTCATCCCAAGGCTTCCCGTCTTCTCGATGCGCCTTCTTGCCTGTAAAGTTTTGCCATCGGTCGAGGATGACGCCGCAATAGTGGGGGTCAATTTCAATCGCAAAGCATCTGCGACCAATTTTTTCTGAAGCAATAATTGCAGTACCCGAGCCGCCAAAAGTTTCTAAAACAATTTCTCCGGTCTTGCTGCTGTTGTTAATCAGCAGCTCAATCAATTCAACAGGCTTCATGGTTGGGTGCAGTTTGTTCGCTTGTGGTTTTGGAAACTCAATAACAGACGTCTGAAATCCGCCGTAAAATTTGTGAGTTCCGTTTTGTTTCCAGCCGTAAAGAATTGGCTCATGTTTGTACTGATAGTCACATCGGCCCAAAACGTGATTATTTTTTACCCAAATTAGTTCATGCCGGACTTTCCAAGCTGCTCGGCCCAATGATTGCATCATCATCATCATCATTTGATCCCCACCCTGGCAGGCAAACCAATAATAGGGCGCTTCGTTTGAACAAACCGTAAACGCACAAGATGCCACCTGAAACCAAAACTCAGCGGAATCCTCAAGCGACATATGGTCATTTTCAATTCGCTTGGTAATTCGGTTCGGCTTACCAAGCGAATTGAGGAATTCGTTTTTATCGGCATAAGAAACGCCATAAGGCGCATCCGTACACCAGAGATTTGCCCTCTCTCCGCTCATCAGCCGCTCGACGTCCGTGATCGCAGTCGAATCACCGCACATCAGCCGGTGATTCCCAAGGATGTAAACTTCGCCCCGGACTACCTTGGGCTCTGGCAATGCATCAGGCACTTCGTCTTCATCGCACTGCGGATCTAGCTTGTCGGCTGGCTCAATCACAAAGTCCTTGATTCCCAGCAGATCAATGTCGAAGTCGGGCCCGAGGTCCACGATGTCCGCATTGATCCCGCTTAGGTCCAGCTCACTCCAGGAAGCGACTGCGTTATCAGCTTGGACGTCTGCATACTCTTGAGCCTCGTCCGTGTAGTCCTGGAAGCTCACGGGAACCGAGTCCCAGCCATTGGCCCTAGCTGCTTCAATTCGCCCGTGGCCGCTCGTAACATGCCCTGAGAGCTTCGACACCTTCACCGGGTAGCGCCAGCCTTGATAGGCCAAGATCTTCGCCAGGCGCTCAATCTGATCGGCTGGGTGCTTGTTCCGGTTCTTTGGGTGCGGCTTTAGCTCTGCAATCGGGACGAGCTTATCGTGCGGGCAATGGACGATCATTCATCCACTATGCCCGACCGATCCGCTGTGTCACGCTCAAAGTTTAATGATCAGATACTCGACCCGGTAGTTAGCCGTGTCGGTCGTTTGCTGCGTTGCGAAAGAGAAGCCGGTAGCGCTCTTGGCTGTGATGGTTGCGGCAAGATGTCTGGGTGTTGGATCTACCAAGTTTGAGATCGTGATCTGTAGAACGTAGTTAGACGTCCCCACGCTCGAAGGGTAAGCGATTGTGTAGCTGCTCACGCCCGAGGCCATGGCAGCAATCCCGCGAACCATCTGGCCTGAGTTAAGCGGGTTAAGGTTGATCCAAGCGCCTGCGCCTAAGCCAACACCGCTCACGAGCTAGCCCCTTCCGTGACGTACAGGGTGCCAGTCGATCCGTTCTGGATGACTGCGAACTTCTCATTGGAGCGAATCTCAAAGTATTCCACGATCCCGCCAGGAAGGAACATTGATGACCCTGCGACGGCGGTCGGGTTGGTCCCAAACGCAATGAAGCAATCCACCGTCGAGAAGAGACGGACAATGGTCACGCCTTCCTGCGGTAGATTGCCCTGCGCGGAGACTGCGCCCACGGCGACCGAGTAGCTCGTCCCAGGCGAGATGCACTGGAACATATCCACCATAAATCCGTCTGCTCTGGCTGCGATCGACATTCGGGGCCTCCTAAAAAAACGGGGCCCGAGCAGCTACACCCGGACCCCATCCGCATGGAAAACGATCAACGAACGAAGGGAACTCTAACACCCTTCAGGGGTTTGCGCGATCGTAAACATTCAAAATTTTTTCAAGCTGCCAAGTCGTGACCGTACCGCCCGGGGTCGTGACCACGACCGTCATGGGTTGCAGGTTCGCCTTATTGATCAGCGCACTTTTGGCGGGACTTCCCTTATACGAGAACGAGCCGTCCGCTGCGTTGATGATCGTGATCTCTCCCGGGTTTGCCGTTGAGAGAACGACCGAGGGGGCGGGCGAGATCCCTGGGAAGTGAACCTCGATCAGAGAGTTTGCCACGATCGGGTAGGGGTTCTGCTTTGCGCCGTCACACGAGTCTAAGACGCGCAGCGTAACCACGCCCGAGAAGGTATCGCCTCTGAAGATTTTGATTGGGGTAGCCATTGATAGTTTCCTTCTTTTAGCAGCCGTCCACGAGCAGGACGGTTTGAGAATCTTTACAGCCGTCTACGACCATGACTGTTTGAGGATCGCCAAGCGCGATCATGACTGTTCCGTTCGATGGAGTGATTCCCCCAACAATCAGGCCGAGCGCCGAGACATCGGCGGCAAGAAGCGCCTCGGTCGCTGCGATGTCCGAAGCGGTCGCATCCAGATCCGTCGAGGTTGCGGCCAAGTCCGAAGCCGTCGAATCGAGATCCGCCGCCGTGGCTGCCAGGTTTGTGTGATCGGTCTGGAAGTTGGCGTGATCCGTTTGGAAGTTTGAATGATCTCCCTGAAACGCCAAGTGGTCCGCTTGGAAGTTCGTGTGGTCCGACTGAAAGTTTGTGTGGTCCGATTGAAAGTTTGCGTGATCGACTTGGAAGTTTGCGTGGTCGGTGGACAGGTTTGCGTCAGTTACCGCAAGACTTGCGACGAGCGTCTGAAGCACGGCGGGCAGGTTGCCGCTTGCGATGGCCGTGGCAGTTTGAATCACCGTGTTGGTCTCGGTGTTGCTGTAAGCATCACGCGCCCTTACGCCTAGTGTATAAGTCTGGCCATTGATCAGATACGTCGTTTGATCGGCGAGCGTAAAGATCCGCGTTGATAGGACTGAGGTCGGAACACACCGCTGAGCGTTAGCGGAAACGAAGAGAGCGGCGGGGCTTACGCTTCCCACGGCAATGTATACAATGTACTCGATCGGCGGGTTGACGGTCGTGCCAGCGGCCCAGGCAGCCGTGATGCTTCCATCCGTGTTCGGAGTGGCGCTCACAATACCGGCAAACACCGGGGCCGTGCTCGAGGGCAGGGCAGCCGGTGCGGGCTTTTGCACGATCGAGGAGCCTAGGAAGTAAGTCGCCGGGTTAGGCATCTGGGCCCCCTATCAGGTTTCAGAGATCGACCAGTTGATGCGATTCGTTGCGGGCGGCGTTGCCACGTTCAAGCGTACCTCAGTAGTCAGCGCCACGTTCGGGATCGTTCCCAGGGCAAGCCAGCTCGTGCCGTTGTCTGTTGAATATTGGAACGCCGACGCATTGGCCGAAGTGTTGAACGAGGCGACCAGGTTACCCGAGTCATCATAGCCCCGCGCGTACAAAGTCGGCACGCTCGTCGCATAGGCGACTTGCAGCCTCCAAGCCACATACATCGGGGACACACCCGACTGGGTTGAGTTATCAACCGAGGGAGCCCATTTCTCAGAAGCTTCGCCTGGCAAGATATAGGTATAAGCCACATCGTTGATCTGAGCCGGAGTCTGGTCAGCAACATCAAGCGTGATGAAGGTAATCGCGATCTGGAAATAGGGACCGATTGCAACGGATTGAAGATCTTGCGCCGAGTTGATCAGCGTCCAGTTTCCGGGAGAGGTCGGGGTTGGGATCTGTGCGGTGTTGAACGTAGCGTCGCCCGCAGTCGCAGCCGAACGAATCCAGAAGTAACTCGAAGCGGTTCGATCGAACAACGCCTCGAGCGTGTTGATGTACTTAAACAAGCTGCCCGGAGGAACAAACTGAATTGCCGAAATCAGGGCACTGTTTGCGTAAGAATGATCACTCCAGATATCGGCATACACAATGCCGCGCTGACCAGTCGTCGTGCCGTTAACCATGAAGATCCAGCCACCGCGACACTCAAGAGCAGTCAAAGCAGCAAGGCCCGTTGAAACCGTGGGAAGGTTCAGCGTCTCAAGATATTGAGCAGAAGTGCCGCCAATAAATTCTTGAATGACGTTGTTCTGCAAAGACTTAACCACGAGCGTCGATGTGCCCGTTACATAAACAAAGCGATCAACATCCTGCGAAGTGTTGCTCGCGCCATAACGCGCGAACGCAATGGTTGGGGCTACCATATCGATGCCGGTTCCAAGAGCGTTGGAAGCGGTCAGGCTTGCCCAGTTGTTTGTCCCAAAAGTCAGGGAGGATCCGGTCGTGGTTGAGTTGGCGGCAGCCGATAGGTTAATGGTTCCCGATCCGATCGAGGCGACGGTTGCACCTGCTGGGATGGCGGGACCGACCACTGACATACCCACCGAAAGCCCAGCGGTCGACCCCATAGCCGTAACCGTCACTGATCCCAGTGTCGTGTTTCCAGTGGTAACCAGCGGAATAAGTTCCGAGACTCGTCCTAGGTAAAGGTTGGTTGAGGTCGCAGTGGCCAAACAATCGCTATTATTCAGTGCCGTGTTTTGTGGAACCACCTGCGGGCGGGCATAATTGACGACGTTACTTTGAAGCAAGGTCCCGCTTAATGCCGGTGCAAAGCCCGTGATCGGGGTTCTTGCCACAAAGGTGTTTGTGCTCATGCCGTTGGCACGCATGATCGTAAAGCCCGTGCTAGTTGACGTAGGAACCAAGTTAGTCGCTGGAGTCGCAATAGTCGAGATGTTAAAGAAAAACCCGCCCGGCGAGGCGGCTGTATAAGTGATCGTGGCAGGTCCGGTCGCTGCTGCGCTTGTGCGAACCAAGACGCCCAACGACTCAGGAACTTGGATGTTTGTTGCGTTGGTGTTTAGGTTCATCGGCACAATCAATGCTGTGGTTCCCGCTATCGAGTTGCCTACAAAGTGAAATGTAAATGTTTGTCCGCTGTAAGTGTTCGTGTACGTTGCGGGCGTCGCACCCGAGGCCACGATTCCGTTGACCGCAGTGTTAGCAGAAAAAGCAATGCTTGCTTGCCCGACTGCCGTGCTTTGGGCACTGAAGCTGATCGTGGCTGGGCCAGTGCCAGAAGCCAAAGTCAGCGTGCCAGAAGCAAGCGGTGCGCCGGTTTCCGTTGCGACCATAAACGTCGCGCCAGTCGGAAATGAGGCATTGAAGGTATAGGTCTGACCATTGTGAGTGTAGGTCGCACCTTGAACCACTGCCGATCCTAGCGCCGTAATTGTAAAGAGCCTTTGGTTTGCGGCGAGCGAAAGAGTGCCAGAGGCAAGCGGTGCTCCAGTTCCAAAAGTGCTGAGCGCCGTAATAGCCGAAGCGTTTTGAGTCGGAACCGTAAAGGTTTGCGCGTTGTTTGTATATTGGGTGCCAGCGTAAATAATCTGCGTCGTTGCTGTGACCGTAAAGTTATAGCTAGTGGGCAGAGCGAGCGCCGTCAGATTGTACTGACGCTGAGCGTCCCTCATTGATAGGTTAGTCGTGGCAGATTGAGCTGAGCCAGGTGCCCATGCTGTGATGCCTGTCCCGGTCGGAACGCTTGCCGCGCCGTTCATCAAAACGATATGCTCACTGGCTGCTGTCGAGAATTGATATCCGGGCAACGTGAGCGAGTTAAAGTAAGCGCCGTTAGGCGATGCAGCCGAATAGGTGTTAGCGTAGACGGTACTTGCGACACAGTTTACGCCCGAAATAACTTGCCCGGCAACATCTGGCGTGGTCGCCAAATCCCAGACCTGGGCCATCGGAGCAGCTACCGTGTTGGCGAGCGCATAGACTTTCGTGTTGATCGCGCTATCGGAAGACAGATAGGGCATGGATACGCCCCACTGTGCGTTGTGAGCGCCCGTCGCCGCGTTGACGCCGTAATAATCGCTCGGCATCAAATTATAAACTGCGCTTTGTCCTGGACCGGACGCTGCCCAAAGAGTCGTTCCGCTCGGTGTGAATTGGGAGAGGGTACAATAAGCTGCGTAGAGGCCGCCATAAACAGCAGCATTCGCAGTGCTGCTAATGATAATGCAGACGCTTGTCCCATCAGTTTGAACAGATAATCCGCGAATGGTGTGCGTGGTTGAAGCCACACCATCACCCAAGCGAAGGATGACCCTGCCAATGTATGAGTTCGCCCCCGTGTCTCGGTTAAAGTTAAAGACCATCACGGAAGGCGAAACGCCCGTTCCCGATTGCAAACAAAACAAAAGATTGAGACCAGGAACGAAATAGATAAACGAGGGTGTCAAGCCCGCGACCGTCTGAACGTCAATGAAGCCAGTCAACGCGGGACCGATGACCTGCTGAGAGCCGATGGTTTTTTGGAATGCTCGGCCCAAGGCTGAGGTCCGCGTCTTGTCATACGTTGAGCCGACTGACGTCTGAAGGTTCACGAGACTTGTCTTCATGTTCTGGCCTCAATTTTAAAAAAAAAAGCTAAATAAGTTTCCGGGGCTGTCGGCAGAATGCGCCCCTCGGTTACAACAAAGTGAAGCGCAAGGCACCCGTTGCTACAGTTTACGGAAGAGTTTTCAGAATTCAAACCGAGCCTACTGTTCCCGCCGCTCAAGCGCCAGGCACTTGCGGCAACGGGGTCGCTTGATGATGCGATCGTCCATCCGGTCCATACGGAACTCGGTTAGGCACCGCACGCACTTAAACCAGCGATGATCCTCACAGACCCCGCTACGATGCTGGCTCCACCCCTCACACCCTTGAACCAAACACCGCGCATGGCTGCGACGCGATGCGCCGTGTATTCCGTTTCCTTGTTCACTCACGAGCGCAGAGTGTAGCGGCTTAAATTCCCGTTGCCAAGACCTCGGTCTCGTACTCACCCCAAAGAATCGCCAGGGGGTGATCATACTCCCCGCCTAGGTAGCGGCCCAAGATCTGGCGCATCGAGTAGCCCTTGCGCTTAAACTGCCGCCACCACCAACGTCCGGCCCACCGCACAAGAGTGCTCTGGAGCATGGGGAGCTGAGACGAGTGAACCAGGATCAGAAGCGCCGAAAAACGATACGCATCCTGGTCCTGCTCGGGCGGCTTGCGCTGGGAAACTAGGAGTGCTGCCGCAGCCCACAGATTACAGAAAAGCGGGGCCTTGAGCCTTGCTGCCCAGTAGCCCATCCCGATGATCTGCGGGAAACGCCCGAACCATGCGGCAGGTCTAAATCGGCCCGGGTTCTCATTGTTCATCACCCAAAAGTTTCGCCGACCGTAGGTGAGAATCTCATCAATCGAGTCGTACATATGCACGGCTCCCAGCCCTGCGAACGCCCCCATGTAATCGTCCGGCCCTTGCTGTGGCGTTCTGCCAAGCCTCAGCGGGAGCCTTTGAAGCAGCCCGTGATCCGAGCAAGAAGCAATGGCTTGACCGTGCCGGATGAAGTCGGGCGATCTCTCACAGAGCTTTGTCCATCCCATCAGGGCAAGCACCTCACCCGTGTAACATACACCATTCAGTGTAGAGGCCACGCCATCTGCACACTTGCGCGTGTGAATCAAACCATCAACGTCCATGTACTCGGCAAAATCTTTTAAAGTTACCATGTCGACTCCGGGGTTCTGCGTCTATGCTCAAGCGGAAGCTCGGGAACCCTAAGCACCAGCTCGATGTTTTCGATCTTATTTTTTAGGGAGTGCGCCTCCCAGGTCGTGGCTTGTGCCAGTTGTCTGAGCGCCATCAGCTCCTCTTTGAGCCTCATGCATTCGCTGCAATGCTCTTCGCTCGAAATACTCATTGATCCCCCTCTCAACGTCTTCAATGCTTTTCGCGATGATGCCAATGCCGCCAGCTTCACGCCAGCGTTTAATGAACTCAAGCTGATACTCGCTGGCTCGGCCCTTCTCACTCTTCACTTCAATGGCAAGCGGAACGCCTGCCCAGATCCCAAGAATGTCCGCCACGCCGCGCATCTTGTACGGTGACGAGCGCCGCATATAGACCCCGCGCTGCGCGTTGTAGATGCCCACCTCTGAATGGATGAAGAAGAGCGCCTTCCGCCACGAGAGCCAAGCGCAGATCTGGTTAACGACTCGGCCCTCGGGTGTCATAATTTAAGACTTCAGAACCATCACGCTTTCGACGCTGGAAAGTCGGATATAAACCGGATGCGGGAGGGGCTGCATATCCTTCCAGTTTTTTTCTGAGAATGCGCCCGTTTCGTAAACAATGCCAGCGCCTTCGATCTTTGCCCATGACTTGTCGAGCGCAACCAATGTTCCCGTGTAAATGTAATTGCAGCAGAAAAGCGTAATTTTCTTGCCCAGATACTCAGTCAACCCCGTCTGTGAACTTTCCATGATTGTCAGCATTTTCTCTCTCCTTTTATTTTGTTTTTGACCACGACCGCGACCACGACCACGACCCCGACCCCGATTCCGACCCCGACCACGACCCCGACCCCGACCCCGACCCCGACCGCGACCGCGACCACGACCCCGACCACGACTCCGACCATGACCCCGGCCACGACCCCGACCGCGACCGCGACCACGACCACAAGTAAAAATATCGGACGCGCTTAGACGGGAGCATTACCAAACGCTCCACGAACGCGTGTCTTTGTATCCCCGAAACGAATCCGCAAAGCCCTGATCGCTGAATAGTTCGACAAGCTCAAGGTCGCGACCCGGCTCAGGCCAGCTCACTTCTTCGGCGGGCTTCTGCTCTTCCTGTTTCTTTTCTGTTTCCATGCGAGTCTCCAAACTTGAACAAGGCGGCGAAGGTCTCGATTTTAGTTTATTTCCCTCGCCGCCCATTCCTGCATCAGCCTTTTTCTTGGGGATGACTGGCGTCCCAACTTTTGCCGCCAGTCTCGGCTGATGCAAGCCATTGCTGAGTGGCCCAATCATAGGCCGTCCTCAGCGCAATCATTCTCTCAATTCCGCCTGTGTAGGTCATTAGGTTTGCGCGGATCATCGCTTGCTCGCGGAAGTATTCCCGGTTCTTTCCGAACTTTTCAAAGCGAAGCCCCAGATCTTCAAAAGTCGTGTAGCTCATTTTTCCCCACTCACTCAAAGGTCATCACGAAATGGCCGACGAAGAAGCACAGGATCAGCCAAGCGCAGATCAGCGCAGCGGCCTTAAGCTTCGCGATCCACCATGCAAGCTCGATCTCTCTCGAAGCGAGGCCTAAGCCCACGCCAAAGAAAAGAACCAGCACCCCGCCCACTAGGATTTTCCCCACCGTCATCAACATGCGTGCTTCTTGGGTAGAACGCCACTTTCGGGTTGTAAAGAAAAAAATCAGGGGCGGTTAAGCGGGTAGGTAAACGGTTTTATTCTTCCTTCGTAGCATGAGCTGCACCGAAAAACGTACTCATAGCCGGGCGATTTTTCTTTAAACACAAACCCGCCGCCGCCGCACTCCCTACAGATCGAAGGATTTTTACAAACCTCGTTTAAGCCCTTGGTGAAAGAGTTCCACGCTTCATCGTCAATTTTCCCGGCTAGGCGCGCAAGAATCATCTGGGCCATCGCCGTTTTATCTTCCTGAGAAAAAATACTCATGCTTCACCTTCCCACGCGAGCGACTTGGTTGCTTGCGAAACCAACGCGGCGAGCGGCGTGGATTGCTTCTTCTCGCCAAGCTCGGGCACCAGTTTGCGTGCATCTTCGATTGAGATTCTTTTTTTTGCGACTGCATCAGAAAGAACTGATTCGCGATGAGAGACGTTATGGCCCAAGCTCACCGTCCACTTGGTTGGCCTGTTCTCATTTCGCGCGGCGGCCAGGGTTGTCGTGTAAGTTTCTTTAAACGCCATACGCGCAGCCACCAAGTCCGAATCAAGAAGCGGGGCACAGGCGGCGAAGGCTTCTGCCATTTCTTGCGTCCACACGACTGAGTCAGCTTCAGACTTAGGGAGCATTGCCCAAGCCTCCTCGACGCCCGGTCTTCCGTCGTCAATGCGAGCGGTCACGTCAGCCACGGTCGGGAATGTTTTGCACTCCTTCCGACACCTCGCCAGCGCCTTTAAAATTTCTTCATCAGAGAATTTCGCGAGGTCAGCAAGGTACAGGCTGGCCGCAACGTCGGACATCTGTCGCCCATAGATCTCCGCTGTCGCAATCAATGCCCGTTGAATCTCAAAGCTCAACTTCGCCTTCGTTCTCATTGCTGGCCTCCTCAAGTTTTTTTCTTACGGTCTCAAAGGCTCGACCCCAGACGTCGGCAATGTGCTCGGATCGTTCCACGTGCTGGGCGGTCATACCCAGCATTTTCTGACCCGTCACCCATTCAGTTCGGAGCTTCTCAGCATCAGCCAGCAGGGGCCCGATTGCGTGCATCGCCTTCACGTAAAACGCGGCGTTGTGCGTCACGTAGAACGCAGCCACCCGAGGGGCTTCCTCCTCGCCGAGCCGTTTTGTCAGTTGAGCGAGCTGCGAATTTACTTTCGCGTTCCTGACTGGATCGGTCCCATATCTCACCCGGTATGCTTCCGAGTATGCAAACCAGACCGATTCAGTTTTATTGGGGTACGATGAGGCGTCAGACTCATCGTGAGGCTTTCGGTTTTTTTTTGCTCGCTCGGTAACCTGTTCGTTCGTTCGTACGTCTCGTCTCGTCTCGTACGTTCGTTCGTTCGTACGTAGCGTAACGTCCTTGCCCGTAGGCGTTACGTCCACGTTACGTGCGCGTGACGTACGCGTTACGTCCACGTTACGTGCGCGGGAACTAGCTGAATTGATTGAGATAAAATTGACGGTTTTTAGGCGCTCCAAAACAGAGTCAAATCTGTCTGCGGGCGTTCTGCCAAATCTTTCCGCGTGTGCGTAGTTTAGTGTGATTTTGTGTGTCTGAGCCTTGCTCGCCATGCTCAAAATGTAGAGCAACGCTGCAAAATCAGCGGCGTCGAAGTCGGTGAATTTTACCTCTTCAAAAAGAGAATTTTGACACCGAAACCACGTCGTCGCTTTGACATCTTTTCGGGGGTTGTATTTCTCCCAGTTCAGGATTTCGATAGTCGCGCCATCATACTTCATGCAGGTCCTCCCAGTGCCATGACTAGAATGGGGTGGACCGCGATAGGCGGACTTGATAAGTGAGTCCCGTTCTAGTGGCGTTGGCGCGCACTATATACACCGAGGCCCCGGGTTCAGGAACTCTGAATTCGGGGCTTTGAGTTTCAGCCCCACCCGCCAAAGGTAAACCGGGCTGGTTTAAATCAGGGCCCTATATATCTATGCGGCGCTGCTTTTAGCTTTGCAGATGTAAAGCTTCTTGCTATGCTTGAGTCATGACAAACCATGAACGCGCAATACTGATGATTCTGCTCAACAAAGCGATCGAAGAAGACGCGATCCAGATCTGCGACCGCAGCAAGTCCGGCCAAGGACATGAGCCCGCTGACTTCGCTTTTGAGAATGACGAGTATGACTCGGAGCTGAACGTCATGGTTCACAAAGTGATTCTGATGTGCGGCGAGATAAAACAGAACTTTACAAAGAAGAAGCCTGCTAGTAAAGCCAAGCGCAAAGGAGTGAAACGATGACTCTTAAGAAGAAGATGGAGGCCCGGGAGATCTCTCGCCGTGCTAACCGATTGGCGATCAACGCCCGAATCCCGGCGGATCTAAAGGCCCGGGGCGATCAAGCGATTGCCTATCTAGGGCTAAAGTGGGTCGATGTGTTCATGCACGCGATCGAGCAAGTGATCGAGCTTGCCGCTAAGAAGAGCAGAAAGAAGAGCTGACGCATGAG